GCAGTGTGTCGGTTCAGCTTGAAGGTGGATCGGAATACCCCGGATTATATGACCTCCGTCTTGTCCGCCTTGTCGGTGCGAACATCCAACACGTTCGCTCCATTCATAACCTCGTCATCAAAGAAGCACAAGTTAATGCTCTTTACGGAACAATACACGACGGTCGCATTCTCCAACAATATGACGTTGGTCAACCTGCACATGTGCAGTTCAACGTTAAGGAAGATGACCGACTGTGGCAGTATTGCCCTGCGAAAGTGCGAACTCCAACCAAAGCTGGTGACTGTGGACGACCCTATGTTCTTTCCAATCCCGCTCATCCCTGTCCTCTCATCGGCCTTCACTGTAAACGCAATGAATTAGTCACCTACTACTCAATGTTCACTCAGGAAATGATTGCCGTCGGCCTAGCGAAATTGGACAAACTCCTTGCAACCCCGGTGGTTGTGGAGTCTCCCCGTCTGCTTGACGCGCCATACGCTGCCGTTGATGAAAGCACTCCATACTGGAATTCTCAAATGGAGCTCGTGGGTAAGGTTACCTTCAATGGTGAACAACTCGCGCGCTTCCAACCGAAGAAATCAGTATGGGTTCGGACACGACTCTCAAATCCTGAATGGACAGATGCCTTCCTACCCGCTGCACAAACAATTGTGCGCGTCGGCGATACCAAAATCCATCCTCTCTACTCTAATGCACAGAAATATGCTCCCAAAGCAATTGGAACCCTTCCCGTTTACCTTGATTCACTCATTCGGAAACATATGGCCCCCAAAATCAATGCAATTGCAACTGGTGCTCGAGTTCTGACCTGGGAAGAAACAATCAATGGGTTCGAAAACCTCTCCCCCCTTGTTCTCTCGACGAGTGCTGGCTATCTTTCACACTATGTGAAGGATGGCAAGCACCAATTCTTCGAGGAGGCACGGAAGGAGGATTCCGGACGCATCATTTACAAATTTTCAAAATTCGCTCAAACTGAGGGTCTTCCTATCTACAATAACAAACCTTTCTGCGACCACATTGGAAATTCGGAGGTGCGTGCAAAAGCTGGAAAGCCACTCAATACCTTTTGGGTCTCATCCCTCAAGGATGAGCTTCTCAAGAGGGAGAAAGTGGCGATCGGCAAAACTCGCGTCTTTGAACAACCTGGATTGGAATTCACTCTCCTCATCCGACGGTACTTTGGTCATTTCTTCGCCATGTACCAGAAAAACTATGGATTCAAACTCTACCATGCGGTTGGGACAGACGTGGAAACGGACTGGAAAGCGTTTTACGAGGGTCTCACCCAAATGGGAAAGGATGGATTCGACATCGATTTTTCAAACTACGATGGAACTGTCTGCCAACAAGCTTTTGAATTCTATCTCGCCCTCACTGACCAGTACTACTCCAATGGTACTGATGAGGATCGTGTGACCAGACACACACTCATGGCTAGCTTGCGTGAATCAATTCACATAGTCGGAGACTTCGTCTCCCTCTCATCGCAAGGTAACAAGAGTGGGTTTGCCGGAACCACAATCTTCAATTGTGTCACTCAAACTTGGTTCGTTCTCGCAACATACCTGTGGGGTCAAATGCACGCTAGCATCCGTCCATCTCTGGACAACTTTGATGCTACCGTGCGCTTGCTCACCTACGGAGATGATGGGATAATGAACCCAGATGCCCAAACAAAACTTTTCTTCAATCGTTGCACTGCTGTCTCCCTTGGAAAACACCTTGGATACGTCGTCACCCCGGCATCAAAACAAACAGGAGAAATCATCCCCGTGGATGATATCTCAAAACTCACTTTCCTCAAGCGACCCTTCGTTGTCGATCGTGTCGGTGGAGTTGTTCTCTGCCCTCTCCCCGAAATTGTCATTCATCGTGAACTCATGTGGGAGCGACGAACAAACGTGGGTGATCTCCTCCTCTTTCAACAGAAAGTGGATGAGGGACTCAAGTTCGCCGTTCACCATGGGCGCGCTTTCTATGA